ACCAATTGTATTTTGACCAAATACAATTGCAGGACCGGAGAAAGCTGTAATTGACATGATGCCTTCTCCTTACGAGGTTGGGAATGAACCGTAAATCGAGCGCCAGTTGTAGTAACCGAACGAGTAACGCTCATAACCTTTAACAAGAAGGTTATCAGTCACGAAATCGACTTGCATGTCCGTTTCGAACTTTACACGTTCCATGTAGGCAAGGCCGTCGATGTTCGTGAGCAAGAACCAAGCGTAAGATGAAGTCAAGAAGTCGTTGACCATGTAGCCTTCTGGCAAGCCGCCTGCAGTGGTCATGATCGCGTTGACGTCGTTATCTGCAGTACCGGGGCGCAGTTCCGTCTTCAAAAGACGAATAGCAACTGGCTCAAGTGCTGGTGGAATAATCAACTTACGACCACGAGCAAACACCTTCAAGTTGGCTTGGTCGCGGAAGTTCGTGCGGATCGCGATCATTGCGTTCAGCAAGGTGGCTTCGTTGAGGTCAACCTGAGTTGTAGGCGTGTTGGCAACCGAACCACCGTCGATAGGATGCGCCGTCGAGCAAAGTGCTACGCCGTCACCGCCAACTGCGGAGTTATAGGTCTGTGCCGTGTTAAGGATGTTTGCGCCGTAGATTTCTTTGGTCTGCTGGAAAGATTCCACCAAGCCGAGGTTCGAAGGCGTAAACTGGGTCTTGTAGAGGTTGTCGTCGATCGCCTTACGGGTGATCGCGTAACCGAGAGCGATTTCAGTGTGCTCTTGGTTGTATACGAAACGCTCACCTGCACCCGAATCGAACGACGTCTGACCACCTTCGGTCTTCAGCTGGGCCAATCCAAGGTAGCGCATTTCTGCGGTACGTTCGAGAGCCATTTTCGAATCGTGCTTGGTGAAGATTTTGTCGTACTGAGATGGGATCATCTCGTACTTGCCTTCTACGCCGCGGAGGCCGGGGAGAAGAAGGTCTTTGATCTGACTAAGATTAACAGCCATGACACTCTACTCCTTAGCTGATGCCAGTGTTTGCAGCGTTCGAACGCCAGACTTCGTTATTGAAGCCAACGATCAAGTTGCAATACTGCGTGGTCTGGTCGCCGCCGTTGCTGAAACCAACTGCGTAGTCGACGACAATGAAAGGTGACGTGTTGGTCGTTGCGGTAGCATTGACATAAGCCGTCGAACGGCCCGTCGCATTGTTACCACCCGTCGAGTTGCCCGACGTTGCGCCAGTCGTGGAATAGGCGAACGTGACAAGCTGACCCTGAACGCCAGACGTCTGCGAAGTAGCCGTACCCGTGACAGGGAAGCCTGCACCGGAGGACTGAACAACGAAACGTGCGTTTGGATCATCAATGACATAGGCAATAACGTCGCCAGTTGCGTCCGAGCCGGGCCAATAAGAGGACCAGACGGTGCGCTTCTGCGAGGTCGAGAGGTATTGGCAGCCAACGAAGATACCTGCGAGCTGAACCGAACCACCTGCAGTTGCCTGCGTGATGTAGCCGTTTGCCGTCGAGGTTACTGGTTGTACTGGGTCGCCAGTGAAGATTGGTGTCGTGTTGCCCGAAGCAATACGACGGGCAGATTGAGCGAACGTCGGAGCGCCGCCTGCACCACCCTGAATTTGTAGAAAGCCGCTGGGCGCAAACGTATTGGCCATGACGGGTTCTCCTTTCAGAGGAGTTCCATCATCGCGCGACGGGGCGATTAAGAAACGGGAAATTAGGTTACGCCTCCCGCGACGGGGGGAGACACAAGCGAAGACAGTATTACATATTTATTTGGAAAAGAAAAGGGGGGTAAAAACCCCCCTCGTCTCATTGCTCTGGAACGTACAGATTGTGGTCTTTATTGACCTTCATGCGGGCATTTGCGTCCTCGCGGTTCATCAAACCGCCGCGGCCCTTTGGATCAAGCTGGCCTTCTTTGGTCTTAACCTGATTGCGGGCATTCTGAAGATCGCGGGCCTTACGGTCCTGCGTAATCTCCAAGGGGCGCTCGCAAAGAAGCATGCCTTCACGCTCAATTGCGCCGGAATAGCCCTTTGGCATCATCTCTGGATGACGCTTGGCCTCAACCGTTTCCCAGCCGCCCATCGAGATGCGGTTATAATGGGACGGATCCTCCCAACCATTAACCGACTTCATTTTCCACTCATACGACCAGCCGGGGGGCGGGGTAGGGGTGGCAAATTTGTCAACACCTTCGTCAAGGTTGGCGTTGTTATGGTTGCGAAGCTCGGCAAGACGCCTAGCGAGGCGCTCGTCGTTGTTTGCTACTTCGGGACGCATTTCTTCCCGTACATCTGGTCTATTCGTCTTCATAATAATCTCCATTAACCTGCAAGTTTACCAGCCTTAACCAAGGCCATTTTGTTTTCTGCGTATTCCTTTGGCGTCATGCCCATATCCCGAGCCGCCTCTTGTTCGGCGCGGCTAAGGGTTACGACATTTGGACGGCCACCCGTGCCAGTACCAGACCGTGATACTGGAGCAGCTGGGGGCGCTGCGGCCCGACGGCCAGCGGTAGACGTTGAAGCTTCAGACAATGCTGCCTCCTGTTGAACAGGCGGTTGCCTGATTTTTAAACGGCTTTCGACATATTCGAAGTACTCATCGGTGTCTGGGCGGATGCCCTCGTCGATGGCGTCTTCATGGGCACGAACCATCCGGCGCGTTAACACCTGATCGCGAGCAAATTCGGGGTGCGCCCGAACCCATTCTGCCGATCGTGGCGTTAAATTGGACGCCATGGCCTCAACAGGATCCGCTGGGGACGCCTTAACCGTCGCTTCGTATTGCTGTTTGCCATACACGAGCTTTTCGTGATCCGATTGTGTCTTCTGGATAGACATAAGGATCTCAGCCTGTGCATCGGCATCGCCCGCAGCAACCGCATCACGGAGATTTTGCTTTAAAATCTCTTGATTACGCCTGATTGTATCGATAGCACTATCGATCATCTTCATATTGCTGTCGGCCGCGTCGTGTTTATACGCCGAAGCCTGCTCCATAGCCTCTTTGGCGCGCCTTTCGGCCGCCTCGCGGGCTTTACGCTCTTCTTCAAGCTTAAATTTTAGCTCATTTATGCCATCTTCAACCGTTAATTGAGGTTTTTCCTCAACTTTCGGCTCTTCCGGTGCCTCAACAATCTCAATTTCATCTTCTTGAGGCTCTAATTCTAACTCAACTTGATCTTCTGACATGTTTTATCCTTTACCAAATCATATCTGGGCTTTGGATGCGGCCCCGAATGTTCATATCGTCAAGGATGCGGCATGGTTGGTCGTTAATCGAGATTGACCAGCCGTCAGACGGCCGAAATACAACCCAATCGCCGACCTTTACGTCGATATCCTTGAACCATTTACCTGTTTCGTCCTTAAATGCGGACGGGCCCATCTTTAAAATTAGGCCAACCTTGCCCTGATACTTGTCCTCGTCGACGTATTTGTCGGTGAGAATGATGCCGGACTTGGTTTTGTTGGGGCGGATATAAATACCCACCAATACTTGGAGGTTAAAAATTTCAACATCCTTTAGATCGCCAATGGTGTTTAAGATCTCAACCTTTGGGTCGATCGCGTGTTCCATTTTCATTGGAGGCATTGTGATTATCCTTGCTTATTCATGTTGTCATTGGCTTCATCAATGAGCTCAAGCGCGAACGCTAGGCCCTGAATCATGCCAACTTGGCGCTTGTACTCGTCAAAAGTCATTGCTGACCCGTGAGCGATGTTGTCGCGCGCATTCTGATAAGCTTGGGAAATCAATTTCTTTAGCTCGTTTTCAAATTTATCTTTAGTCATTTTGCCCTCTTTAACCCCTTGTATTTGTGGTTAGACGGGACGCTCCAAGGGGCTGGAAAAGCGTCCCGTCTTCCTCTCACCTCCGCAGCCCGAACCGCGAAGGGAAACTTTTATTTACGCTTGGAAGGCTTGAGGCCATAAGCGTCAATCTTCTCGAGACGAGCATTGGCACCGCCAGCGCCCGTGTCGATTGGATAGCCCGTGCGACCACCGGATTTGCGCGCCATAGGAGGCATGCCCTGTGGAGGCATTGGAGGCATACCGCCCTGCGGAGGCATAGGCGGCATTGCTGGCTGCTGTTGCGGGATGCGAGGCGATACAGGTGCGTTTGGCATCTGGCCCATGCCCATTGGAGGCTGTTGATGACCGTGACCGCCACCAATAATAATATTGATGTTGGTCTTGCCCTTCGTGCGACCACCCTTGGCGTGATGAGTACGCCCGCCTGCTTTACGAGAACCGGGGTAACCGGGCAGTGGATTGCTGTCATCGCGAAGGAATTGATCTTGATTAGCAGCAGCACCAATTGGGTAATCCGTTTGATTTGGAGCAAACGTATCCGTTCTGGCTGTTGGCCTACGAATTATATTTGCCATTTCTGCAGCAGGTTCATTAGCGCGAGTTGGCCCCACGTTAAAATCGCCTGATGAGCGGTTTACAATTGACTGCATTTCAGGATCTGCCGCCATGGTTGAACGACGACGATCGGCTGCCATAGATGCTGCATTAGCAGGCTCTTGAGCATAGTTGCTTGTGCCTTCTGAACGCATGGCTTGTGCATCACGGTTGGCTTTACCCATACCAACATTGCGCGAGCCGCCTGATGGGGTGGCTTTGCCAAGATCAGTGGTATAAGTAATTGTCTTACCAGTTGATGGGTTGGTCCAATCAAACGTCTTAGCACCTGCTGCGCGCTGTTTGGCAAATTCCGCATTAAATTGATCGCGGATTGAACCACCCGACGCACGAGCCTGACGACCACCAACGTCGCCCGGCACTTTCTTTTTGCTGTCGCCAGAGAAAATGCCGCCGCCGCTATACTTCATGGTACGACCGCCACCGCACATTTTGCAGGTGCAATCCTTGCCGTGTGCCGATCCACCCTTGGCTTTAAAAGCCGTAGGTTTAATCATGGACTTGATCAGCTGACGATCGGCTTTCTCGTCGGGGTGCTTGATCTTGCCGCCCTTTTTAGCGCCATGCATGCCAGCTTTAGGAAGTTCACGAGGTTGCATCTTTGGCTCTTTAGAAGGAGCCATTTCAGTCTTTGGCGACACGGCATTAAGCGTTTGCGATGGCTTGCTTGGCGGGAAATCATTGTCCTTAATCATTGCGCCAATTGGGTCTGTCCCGCCGTATTCGCGATGGCGTACTTTGCCGCCCTTCTTCATCATGCCCGCTGCTTTGCCCATCATTTGGTTTTGCTGGGAAACAGGGTTGTCACCCATCATTCCGCCACCAAATTTGTGTGCGCGACCGCCCTTCTTGAACGCGCCTTCGTGTTTTTCGCCCTCACGCACTTCATTAGCCGTGCGAACGTCGCGGTTAATCAGGTTGTCAGGCGTCAATTTGTTTGTACGGCCACCAGCTTTACGGGGCATACGGCCTGCATGTTTAACGGAATCCTTGCCTTCATGCTTGCCAACAACCTTGCCGCCCTTCTTGTAAAGACGCTTTACAAGCGGACGTGCGCCAGTTTTTACACCAGCTTCAAGGGCTTCAGGAGGGGTCCAAGTCGAGCTATCGACTTTGGTGTGTGGGTCGGCTTGTGTAAGGCGTTTAGCCTTAGACCGCCCACGGTCGTCTTTCTTGTATTCTTCCATAGTGCGTACTCCAGAGTTACGAGCGGCGTCCCGCTATTGCTGCCGTTAGGTGGGGATTGAGCGCGGGCAGCGGCGCGCTAATCTTGCCGAGCACATGCTCAACAATAGGAGAATGAGTTGCGTTTTTATAATCTACTTTCTCTCTATTTATGGTCCCACCTTTACGAGCGCCAATATCATTTTCATGTTGCCGAGCTGGGTCAAA